AGGTGTTGGTCGCCGACGCTCCGATATTGACAGCCGTAGGAGCGTCCGGGAGCGCGGAGTTCCCGGTGGTAACAGTAGTTCCGTTGGCGACTCCGGTCCCGTCGATCTGGTAGTTGTTGACCTTCAGCAACGACACCGGAGCCTCCTTCGGTTACTAGACGCGCGGTGGCCAGTAGGCGACCGCCGGAGCGACGTTGAATCCGGAGAGCCCAGCGACGTACTCCCGAGCCGTCTCCTCGTCGGCCATCAGCTTGACGGAGGTCCGGGAGTACATCGGAGCGTCGGAGTCCGGGATCAGCCGGAGGTTCACGAGATCTTCGCTCCACACGCGGGTGATGACCGCCGGGCAGGTCGGCAGGCCGTTGTTGTAAGCCGGGTCGCAGTAGGCGAGAACGATCCGGCCGAGAGAGGGCTTGAACACGGGGCTCCTTACGGGATAGCGAACCAGAAGAGACCGAGCGTCGCCGAGACGTCGATCGTGAAGTTGCCTCCGCCGCCGGTCCGGTCCGTCACGAAGTCGACAAGGCAGATCAGCGGGTCGGTCGCGAGAGTACCGGGGGTGCGGTCGGAGAGGACCGCGTACCGGGCGGGGCCGGCGGTGAACGAGGACCACACCGGGTCAGCGCAGTTCACGACGACGATCCCCGACCCGATGCACTCCCAGCGGACGGTACCCGTCTCGGCGGTCGTCCCGCCCAGGACCGTCAGGAAGGTCGGAGGGGAGGCGTCCGAGGTACCGGCCACGATGCACCGGTACAGGAATCCGTTCCCCGTCGAGGGGCGGATGACGTCGCCGACGTTGTAGGCGGTCGAGTTCGCCCGAGCGGTGCCCCAGGAGTTCGCAGCCGTGTACGTCATCGTCGGCGTCGAGATCGCGAGCCCGCCTCCGCCCGCCGTACCAGCCGTGTACCCGCCGCCGGTCGAGAGCTCGTTGGTGAGGTCGGAAGCGTAGGCGTGCGTGTCGTAGTTGGGGGTGTAGGTCGACGTGTGGAGGGTCCAGACGAGGGTGTCGGAGTTGAAGTCGACTTCCTTGTTCAGGACCTTCGCGAGAAACTGCCGGTACTGCTTGGCCATTAGCGGGTGACCTCCTGGTCCACGTAGATGTTGCCTTGAAGGATCCGGGCGGTCCCGGCTACTCCGGTGATCTCGACGTCGTAGACGCCCCAGTTCCAATCCCAGAGCGAAGAGACGTCCGCCGGCACATCCAGCACGATCTGCTGGTTGACGAGGTCGGTGAGGACGTAGTCGCTCAGGTCAGCGAGCTCGGATAGGTCGGTCGTCTTCGCCCGCACCTTCCAGCTCCCGACGAAGCCGGAGAGGTCCGTGATCCAGTCACAGTCGACCTCGATCCGGAGGAGGAAGCGAGATCCCTGGTCGATCCGTAGCGTGTAGTCGGTCGCCATGTCACACCGCCGCCGGGGCGGTAGCGGGCTCCGCCAGCGGGTCGGCGAGGACCCCACCCTGCTCGGCTATGATCCGTTCGCCGATCTCGTCCGTCTCGTTGCGGATCGTCCCGGCCATACCCGGCGGGAACTGGTATCCGAGCTTCGCGGCGAGGTAGGAGATCGCGAAAGCCTTCGACATCAACCCGGCCGCGACGAGCGCGGAGACCTCGGCGATTATCGCCGCCCGATCCTGCGGTAGCGGGTCGGCGAAGGAGTTCTTCACGATCAGGTCGTCCGGAACCGAGACTCCGTCGAGCGGAAACCACATGTGGACGAGGTCGTAGAACATCTGATCCAGGCGCGAGAGGAGCTCCGTCTCCTTCTCCTCGTTGGAGGCGATGATCGGGGCCATCTCCAGCCGGAGCGCGACCCCGCTCGCCGCGACCTCCGCCGTCACCTTCCCGGCCGCCGCCGCCGGGATCGCTGCGGCCTGATCGGTGAGGTCGGTGAGCTTCTGAATGTGCTCCTGGTAGGGGGTGACCGAGGTGACACCCGAGACCCGCTCGAACTTCTTCGCGGCTCCCCGGAGCTCCAGTACGTACCCGGGCTCGATGATCCAGTCGGTTTCCTCGCCCTCGTCGTTCACCGGCCGGGGGGAGTCGGTTACATACAGCCCGAGCCCCTGCAGCGCCAGGGTGAAGTCCTCGTCAGAGAGCGTCTGATTCATTCCCACGATCAGCGTCTCCAACCCCGCGATCTCGCTCGTCCCGAACGGCTCATTGCCCCGCCTACCGTTGCGGAAGTGGTAGACCGGGAGCGCCGAGATCGCCGGGTTCATCTCGTAGCCGCTGACGAGCGGGGAGAGCTCCGGTGTCGCGTACGCGGTCGGGGTAGGCACCGGCTTCGTTGCGGCGGAGGTCACAAACCGGTCGTCCCAGGCGTTGGGCTCGAAGAAGGAGACCTTCGTGAAGATGGTCGGGGGAGCGCCCGGGGACTTGAACACCTTCCGGTACTCCAGCCGGCGGGCGACCTGGGTCTTCCCGTCGTCGGCGAAGACGAGGTCAACGAGATAGCACCCGATCGTCGTCTCGATGTCCGCCGGGGAGGGGATCCGGAAGTACTGGCGCGGATCGAGCTCGGTGATCGAGATCTGGGATCCCGCCGGCTTCCCGAGATCCTGCGAGACCAGCCAGCAGGCGTCGCCCTTCGTCAGGAAGCTCCGCTTCAGGGAGTAGAACTTCGTCGGCAGCTCCTCCCGTCCCGCGAAGACCGCGAGCGCGTTCTGCAGCGTCTCGATCGCGAGCGCGTCCCCGCCCGGCGTGCCGTCTTCGGCCGCCGGAAGGACGCTGAGCACAACCCAGCCCCAGTCCCTTGCGAGGTAGCGGTTCTTCGTCTCGACGATCCGCTTCGCCCCCGGGGCGTAGAGCGGCTTGTCGTTCGTCCCCCGCATCGCGGTCTTGAAGGTATCCGGGACGTTGTCGTACATCTGCTGGTATCCGTCGTACGCGGCGACCCGCATACTGTCCTCGGCGTCCGTTACCCAAGCCGGCTGGGGCAGGTCCAGGGTCGAGACCACCGACTTGTAGCGATCCGTTGTGGCCATAGAGGATCCCGTCTCAGTCGTCGGTTGCGTAGGGGAAGTCTACCGGCGTCGCATCCTCGCCCGGCTCTGGCGGACCGGAGAGGTTACCGCCGCCCAGGGGGATCCGAAGAAGCCAATCATGAACCGGCCGAGCGCTTCGATCGTGTGATCGTCCTTCTTCAGCGGTAGCTCGGGCGCTTCACGGTCCCGGGCCTGCGCCTCCTCGAAGGTAGCTGGGTAGCGGTACGCGCCGAACTCACGGATCGTGTTGACGCACCGCCGGTCGATCATCAGCTGCGGCACCCAGTCGTCCGCCTCGGGGTCGAGGTGGGATACCTTCGCGTCCGGATGGAGCTTCCGCCGGATCCACTCCAGCCGATCCTCAATCAGCCCGCCCGTCCCGCCCATCCCCCGCCGCTTCAGGAGCCCTTCGAGCTCCAGCGTCCGATCGGGCTCCGCCGGGTCCGGGTAGAACGTGACCAGCGAGTCCGGCGCTAGACCTCGCGCCAGGATCTCCCGACCGGCCTCACCAGTTGTACGCCCCCGCTCGAAGTACTCATCCAGCACCACGATCCGCTCACGGTGGGGATCCACCTGTAGGAGGAGCCACGCGAAGGGGTTCGTGAAGCCGTAGTCGACACAGGCGTAGGTAGTCCACTCCCGGTCGAGGCGGAAGCTGCCAACATGGATCTCCTCGTCGAAGTCTTTGAACACCCGGCCGACGAACTCGTTGAACTCCGCCCCGACCTCCTGGTTGAAGGTCTCGTCCGAGGCATTGATCGCCATGGCCATGATCTCGGGATCGATGTCGAGGGAGTCGCCCCACTCGTTCCACGTCGAGAAGCCCTCCGGCGGACGCCCCTTCTTACGGCGCTGGTTCTGGAACGTGCGGATCGCCTTGATCGACGTCCCCGGCCGCGAGTACACATACGGGTTCGCCCAGGAGGGGAGCCGCCATGAGCGCCAGTCCGGCTTCATCGGGTCCTGCCCGGATTCCCAGGCTCGGTAGAACCAGTTCCGACCTTCCGGCGTCGAGCCCGCGTACATCCAACCCGAGAAGTCCGCGAGCGTGGGGGAGAGGTACTTCGTCCACACCCTTTCCTTGATCTTCGCGGCCTCGGACAGGACGATCCCGGAGAGCCCCTCGCCGACGAGCGTCTCCGGGTACTTCGCCGACTTCGCGTGGACCTGGAAGAGCCCGCCCCACAGGCCGATGTGCATGTCCCCGGTAATCGGGTTGTTGTAGGAGCCCGGCCGGTCGAATGTCACTCCGAGCCGCTTCAGCCCGTCCCACAGAACCCGGAACTCCTTCTCCGCGTCGGAGTACTCGGGCCCCACGATCCAGTACTCCCGCCGCCAACCCTCGTCCTCCATCCGCCGCACTTCCTCGAAGGCGGTGAAGGCGGAGGGGATCAGCTTGTGCCCGCCGGTCCGGGACTTCCCGACCCGCCGCCCCCCGGCAAAGATCTGGTACCGGGCCGTGCAGTCGAGGATCGCCTCCTGCGCCGGGTAGGGCGTGAAGCGGAGCTGCTTCCGGAAGGCGGTCCCGAGGTGGACCTCGAACGCCCGGTTGAGGGTGCGGTCAGTCCCCAGTACCGGCGCGCTCATCCGGCACTCCACCCATCTTCTCGCGATCCTCCTTGCCGAGCGCGGAGAAGAGCGCCTCCGCCGCCTCCACAGCCGCGACCGACTTCCGCTCCATCGCCGCAGCGTGGTTCCGGACGTGACCGATCCCGACGAAGAGCGCCTTCGCCTCCTCCCGACTCATCTGCAGCGGGAGATCCTTCTCGACGGCCTGCTTGAGCTTGAACAGAGCTTCGGCGAAGTCCTTGGCGAAGGTAAGCGTCGCCTCCGCCTGCTTTCCGCGTAGCGCGTTCATGAGTCCCCCTAGTGGAGTAGGTCCGGGTCGTTGAGCTCCGCCGAGAAGCCCATCCCGCCGGCTTCGAGCCGATCCGACCCGGGAGCGCGGGCGAGGAGGGAGAGCGTCGCCTCCAGCAAGGCTAGTGCTTCGGCGGGCGTAGCGGAGGGCCCCTTGATCGTCACAGTAGCCGGGCGGGTCTCGATTACGACCTCAGGCTCACCCATTGTTGATGCTCTGGTCCTCGGGGATCTCGATACCCGCCTTGGTTAGGGCGCGGAGAAGGGCGGCTTGGTAGTTCATAGCGTCGGTCCGCTGCTGGTTGACGATCTTGTGGACGCCGTCTACCTTCCCCTCCAGGACCTTGGTCCGCCGAAGGAGCGGGATCATCGTAGTGAGGGCCGTCACGAGCCCGCCCGCCGCTATCAGGCAGGATGCCGCCGCCGTAACGATCCCAGCAACACTAGACCCGGTCATTCTCGAACTCCTCTGCGCCGCAGTCCTCGTGGACCCAGCCCTCTCGCCCGGAGTGGACGATCCACTCTCCCGGCTCGATCTCGTCCCAACAGATCCCGCAGACGCCCTCGTGCTTGGCCGGGATCCTCGTCTTCTGCCGCTTCCGAACCTCCGCCTCAGGCTCCATCAGTCGACCCCGGGGCGTCCGCCTCGAACTGGGACTTGATAGACGACAGGACCTCCTGCCACGGCTGCAGGCCCACAGAGACCGTCACGCCCGCCTGGAAGCCCGCGCGCTCCAGCCCCCACATCATCGCCTTCAGCCGGTTGGAGGTATCGACCGTCTCGTCGAGGGCGATCTGCAGCAGCCCCAGCATCAGTCGATCCCGCGTCTCGGCGAGCAGCTTCTCCGCCGACACCCGGACCGCCGGGAGGCTCCCGCCGTGCGTGGAGCAGATATCAAGCCCCCTCATCGCGTACCGCCCACACGGTCGATACTGGCGCTGCCCGTAGTCGTCGAGCATCGGCTTACCCCACATCTCCGGGGGGACCGCCGCGTCGTCCTTCTGGTACCGGAGGACCGAGGGCTTCGTACACAGCCGGGGATCCCGTCCGTCCGTCGAGAGCCCGAGCTCCTCGCTCATCTCCTCCACGGTGCGTAGGCGCTTGCTCTTGACGGAGTTCGGCTTCACCCTCGGACGCCCCGCCGTAGCGAAGCCCGCCCCCGGCTTCTCGGGCGGCGGGGGCGGGACAGAGTGCAGCTTCGGCGCGGCGGGTGGGTCTTCGTTCTTGCGGCGGGCCACCGGAAGCTCCTACAGGGTCGGGGTATTGGTAAGTCCTCTCGCTAGGGTAGCGCCAACCTGCCCCTGGTACTTGCTCCCGAGACGCGGATCCCCGTACGGGCGCTCGACCTTCGAGCTCATCTCGTGCACAACCAGCTGAGCGATCGGCATCCCGGGCTTCAGGAGGAGCGAGTACGGCGCGACGTTGACGAGCTCCAGCGTGATCTGGCCCCGGAAGCCCGGATCTATGAAGCCCGCCGTCACATGGACAGAGAGCCCGTTCCGGGCAAGCGTCGACCGCCCATCCACGTAGGCTGCCAGGTCGGCAGCTAGCTCGACCGTCTCGTAGGTGTGGCCGAGAATGAAGGCTCCGGCAGGCATCTCGTAGGCTGCCCCGCCCTCTTCGAGACCGATTGTGTCCCACAGATCGTCGTTCGGAACGGTCGGGTCGATCGCATGATGCCCGCGCCCCGAGAATCGCCGTAGCGTGTTGCCGAGACGTAGGTCTAGGGACGAAGGCTGAACCGGCTCCCGCAGCGGCGTAACGACCAACCTAGCCGTGCGGAGGGCCTCACGTAGTTCCCGGTCGGCGAGAAGCAAGCCGATCTCCCCTCTCCTTCAGGCCCCACAGGACCTCTCCGACGATCCACCCGCCGAGAACAGCGATCATCACAATCGCCTCCCACCCGCGCACCGGCCCGTCCGGTCCGACGCGGTGAGGCGGGATCCACAGCCAGGCGAGTGTACCTGTTACGAGGACGGAGAACAAGTCCAGCCCCATCCGGAGAAGCCCGGTCCGCCCGGCCGAGCGCCGAGCCGACGACCCACCAGGCATCAGGATC